TTTACCCATTGCTTGCCTTGGGCCGCATACTCGGCAGCGCCAGCAGCATCGCAGAGAGCCATCTGGATTGCATCCACGGGCCGTATATGGCCGGGGCTTGGGTGCTCCGAGTAGAAGCCCGCCATCTTGCGGAGACTTTCCGCGAAGATCACAAAAGCCGAACAAGGCGCTGCACGGTCAACTGCCGGTGCGCTGGGTGTTTTCGATGTCTTTTTCTTGGGCATATATTCAGTGTGTTTGGGTTAGTTTCCGCCCCCGGCAGTGCCGTGAGCTAAATCGTTAAGGCACCCCCATGAATTTTGAGACTCGGTCCATCATGCCGCCGGAGGCGTCGTCGGGCATGAGGACGTGGCGGCGGGTGTGGGGGGCGGTGAGGATGACTTGCTGGCGGCGTCCCTGGATGTAGTCGTGGAGCTGGTCGCGAATCCACAGGGTGTGCATGAGGTGCCGGAGGCGGGCGAGGGTGGCGGTGAGGCGGAGGCCGTCGAGCTGCGGCGCGACGTGCGCCCAGGTGTGGCGCGGCAGCTGCCGGAAGGCAGCGACGAGGATCTCGCCTTTGATGGCCTTCTGGGGGTGGAGGCCGTAGCCAGGCGTGGCGAGGGTGATGCGGGCCATGGGTGGGGTGCCGGTGATCTTGGCAATGGGGAGCCCGAGGCGAATGAGGCAGGCGGAGAGCTTGAGGTCTCCGGTTTCCACGTGGGGCGGGGTCTGCACGAGGGAGGGCTCATGCCCCACTTCGAGCACGGCACCGGGCTTGACGGCGAGATTGATGCGGTAGGAGGTGCCATTGTGCATGGCATCGATGAGCTGGTGCCGGATCTTCAGGACGCCAAGGCTGTCGAGAATAGGGTGGCAGGGATCGATTTTTTCGAGCTCGTTGTGCCGGACAGCGCGGATGAGGGGATCGGCTGGGACATCGGTGCCCGGGAGATTGATGCCCCGGCAGACGGACCAGCGGTGCCAGTCTTTGCCTCGGGCGAGGTCGAGCGTTTTGTCGCTCATCACGGGGATGCCGAGGCTGCGGAAGGCGGCGGCGGTGTCGAGGGACTCGACCATGGACCAGGCTTGGATCATTTTTTTTTACTTGGGGGATGTCGGGAAATCAAACGGACTAGAGCAGGCCGTGCCAGGTCATGCTCAAAGTGGTCATGTCGTCTTCCTCGATGCTGAGGGAGTCCTCGACTTCATCGAGCAGGATGGTGCCCTGGGCGAAGTCGCACCCGCGACGGATGGCGTTGAAGTTGGCCAGCGCGGTGATCTCGGTGCCGCATTCCTGGATGGCGAGGCCGGTGGACCCGATGAGGTAGCCGGTGAGCACCATCTTGGCTTCGGGGCTGCGCTTCTGGATGCGACGGGCCGAGCCGTTGGCGCGGTTGGTCCGGCGTTCTTCGCGCGTGCCCGTGAAGGTGAAACTTTCCGCTTGGATGACGGAAGACGTTGCGGGTTCATCGACCAAGGTGATCGATCCATGCGTGTGAACTGCTGCGGGTGCTGCCATGACTCCGGCGGCGTGTCAAATCACGCGGCGGGGAAGACGGTCTCAGTCGACATCACGCGCACCTCGATCTGCGTGAAACGGCGGCGGGTCTGGCGGTCGGCATTGATCTCGGTGCCGCCAGACATGAGTCGCGTGCCACGGATCAGCCAGCCCGTGCGCTCGCCCGAGGTCAGGCCGTCGATGTAGGCATTCCACGAGGCGAGATCCGCTAGGGCACTGCGGATCTTTGCGGTGGTGGCGTTTTCCGCTTCGCTCTCGGCGGTGCTGGCGGATTCCTCATAAGCCACTTCCACATTCAGCTTCATGCGCTCGGGATGCTGCGACATATCGAAGTCCGGGCAGTGAAACACGACGCACGGGAATTTTTTGCTGCCGCCCGAGACGCCTGCGAAAAAGGGCAACGCGGTGGCTGCGGGGATGGCCAGCGCGGTGCGGCGACTCTCCACGTAATCAGCGAGCAGCTGGGGGATCTTGGTCTCGGCGTTGATGAGGGGCATGGGCGTTTAGTCTTTGAGTTGAGCGGCGAGTTTTTTCTCGATGCTGCGGACGATGAAGGGGAGCTTTTTCTGGAGGGCGTTGAGTCGGTAGGCGAGCACGTAGTTGAACTTGCGCTGGAGATCCGACTGCATCCGAGGATTGCTATTCTCCACGGTGACCTCATAACCGAGTTTGCTCTCTGAAAGGTTCACCGTGCCACCGCCTTTGGCTGCGTGCCTGCGCACCCAGATGGGCACGCCTTTTAAAGGTCCGAGTTTTGCCTCTGCGCTGGCTACGATTGAGGCGGCGAGCATTCCGACCTTTTTGTGAACGGCCTTCTCGTAACGAAGATAAGCGGCCCGAGTCACCACCATTTGTTCGATGAATTTCCAACGGCCAATGTCGCGAGTTTGCGCCCCCGCTTTTGTCACCCGCCCGTTTGCACCTCTTTTACTCTGATGGTGGGCTTTCATCTCACTCACCGATGCGTTGGGTCGGTAGTGAGCCTGATCGGTGCCATACACCGTGCCGTCCTTTTTTACAAATAGGCGAATGGTCCCGGTGGAATTGATGCGATGATTTTTAGCCAGCAGTCCAGCATCCATCACAACAAAGATGCCGCGTGTGCGTTGCCCTGATTTTCCGTAGCCAAGCAAATCAGCGGAGATAGCATTCTCTCCGGATGCCTTGGCTGCATTGCCTCTTTTGCCTGCTTGAAAAGGAGCGGTGACTTGCACGAGACCGGGCGTCTTGCCCGAGCTGCTCACGAGCAAGCGGCCCTCGGTCTTCATCAGGTCGCGCATGACGGCTTTGTAGTCGGCACCCGTGGCGGCGCGGAGACGCTGGATCTCACGCTGCACGTTGATCTTTCGGACCTTGAGTTTCATGTCGGCAGGATGATCTCGGTGCCGCCGAAGACGCGGAGTTTTCGCGCATAGGTGTCCTGCGCTTCCTTGATGGCCTGCCACTCGGCGCGGCGTCCGGCGTCGTAGATGGCATAGTGGACATCCATGACGCAGGCGTCAGCAGGCAGGGAGATGACGACGTGGGGGAGCGTGCGCTGGTAGGTCCACTGCGTGAGTTGGCGATCGTCGGGATCGGTGCCGGCAGACTCGTAGCCGAGGGCTTCGAGGAGTTCGAGCGCAGAGGTCATTAGGCGTCACCTCCTTGGTCCCGGCGAGCTTCGAAGAGCCAGGCGATGCGGTCGCCGGTGGTTTGTTTCACGGATTCGATGAGGTAGGTTTTGCCCTCCAAACCCTTGAGCGAGCAGCGGACGCGAGCGCGTTTGGCGAGGGCCGTAGGCATGATGTCTTTGCGAATGCTAAACGCGATTTTCTCCTGAAGGACAAAGCCTCCGGGTTCCAGTTCATCGCGCTCGGGCAGTTGGCTCCAGAGCGCGGCGGCGTGCATCGTGGTGAAGCCAGAGCCGGAATAAATGAGTGCCGCTTTTTGACCGCGCATGGACTCGCCTAGGGGCTGGACCATTTGCTCAACGGCATCAAAAAGGTTGGCAATCGTGGAGGCGGAAGGGATGAGCGGCACGATGGGTGCCGGGTGTCAAAGCCAAAAAAAACCGCCGCCCCCAACCAAAAGGGCGACGGTTCCCGATGAATACACTAACACGTCTAAGCTGGTGTCAAAGCTCCGGCGGAGCGGCGGTGGTGGCGGTGCTGTGGTGATACTCATGCAGCACGCGTGGGATGTGGTGATGGGTGCGGACGCGGGTGCGGGCCTGCTGGCACCAGACGAGATCCTCGCCATAGCCGGAGTCGGGGAAGAGGCAGTCTTTGACCAGCTCCCGTTTCCACACGCAGACGTGCCAGGCACCGCGTTTGACCACTGGGCAATCGGTGGCACTGGGGGAGCCGATGAAGGCTTCATCGGCCTGACCGTGGACCATGTTGATCCGGGCATGCTCGCCATTGACGACGGCCAGCTGGTCGAAGGTGATGACATCGGCCTGCGTGGTCTCGATGGCAACGAGGATCTCTTCGATGTAGTCCTCGGAGATTGAATCATCGTCATCGACAAAGGCGATGTAGTCACCGCGTGCGATGTCGAGGCACGCCTGGCGTTTCAGCCCGATCGAGCGGCGGCGATTGTCGAAAACCACGAGGTGCTCGATGTCGGGGTGATCGTAGCGCGGCGGAGTCCGAGACCAGATGGCAGGCGTGAGGAGGGAGAGTTTGGGGGTGTTCATGAGACGAGACGGTTAAAGATTTCGAGTCCTTCGGTGTAGCGTTCGCGGGCGTTGCTAGTGGCGTAGGTTTCGTCCATCTCGGCTTTGCCAAAGGCGGGGTGGAGGTGCTCGAAGATAATGTCCCGTGCTTCGATCACGCAACCGTCCTGATAGGAGCAATGCGTGAAGTAGTTATCCGAATACATGCTTTTAAAATCGGGATGGAAGAGGTAGCCCTGCGCCTTGTAGCGGGCGCGGGTGAGGATGGCCATGCACAACAGGGCATCGGTGCGACTGCCATCGGACACGGCCAGCACCGTGGGCTGCGAGAGATCGCCGAGGCGATCGAGGATGAGCGTGTCCCAGTGCATGGGTGGCTCAAAGTCGTCACTCATCTGCACCATCACCTGACCGTGACAGGCAGCGGCGGCTGCGTTCCATGCGGCCACGCAGCCACCGCCTGGCGGCACGATGACGGCGCGGTTGGCGGCGAGGGGCAGGGCTTGCTCGTCATCGGCATCGAGGCCGAAGACGTGCTCGATGGCATCGGGGTCGGCGGCTCGGGCCATCCACAGGGCCTGCGTATGGAGAGCCTTCTTGGAGCGGCCTCGGGTGGCGTGGAGGAGGCTGATCTTGGCACCGTGCTTTTTAAAATGATTCAGCTGAAGGACATCGCCGGTGGTGCGGCGACCATTGAGTCGCAGGGCCACGGCGTGCAGCTGGATGCCTGCCCAGCCGTAATACTGCGCCCGGTGGCTCCAGAGGTAGCCGGGAGGCTTGGGCAGCGCGAGCATGGCCGTGGTCCAGGCGAGCATCTGCCCGAAGCGACCCGTCCGGCAGGCGTGGACGGCGAGCTCGCCATAGGCTTCGCGGCGGGCGGGATCGGTGGCGAGGGCTTGGAGGTAGAGCTGGCCTTGGTTCTTGAGATCGGGGCACATTTGGCCGAGCGACATGAGCAGCTCGTAACGCTCGGGGATGCCGAGGTCGGAGCCTTGCAGCAGCTGCGTGGCTTCGGTGACGGCCTCCTCGGAGCGACCCACGGCCCGCAGGCTATTCACCAGGTGAAAGCGATGACCGGCGGTGATGCTGCCGTCGTCTTTCATGGCTTGCAGCAGCGTGAGGTTTCGCTCGTCATTGGGTGCGCGGGTGCCGCGTGGCATGTGGGTAATGACGGCCTGCGGGACGATGACGAAGCGCGGCTCGGCGATGCCAGGCGTCAGCTCCTCGTGGACGCGGTGCCGCCAGTAGAAGGCTGACTTTCTGACGAGGCGATCTTTGACCACGCGGAGGCCGTCATCGGGCACGTTGTAATCCCAGCAAAAGGCATCGGCGGTCTGGTGGTGAGCGGCGAAGGTTTCGCGGATGATGGAGATGGAGGTGGGATCGATGACGTCATCGGTGTCGGCCCACAAGACCCACTCGTGGGAAGCGAGATCAAAAGCCCGCTGGCGAGCGGCGGCGAAGTTGTCCACATGGGGCCAAGCTGCGTTCTCGGGGGCGTTGGAATAAATGGTCTGCTGCTTCACCTTGGGGTGATTGAAGGCGATGACGCTGGTGCGGTCGGGTGCCTGCGCACCGATGGCGGACACGATAACGATCTCATCGACCAGGGGAGCGAAGGAGTCGAGGAACCGCTGAATGTATTGATCGACATTGCCTGCGATAAGGCAGAGGGAAATTTTAGGGGTGGGGTTCATGGGGAATAAAAAACCCGACGTGCCAAGTGCGGGCAGCGTCGGGTAAAACCGAAGTTTTGAACTGGGTGAAACAAACCCGCCCTCGTGGCACAAACACGAGGGAGGGGTGGCGAAGCGAGGGCGAAGACTAGGTCGTGGCCGTGGTGATGCAGTGACCTTGAAGAGTCAGTGCGCGGGCATACCCGTAGAGGGCCTGCATGTTCATGAAATACTTGCCAGCGGCGCGATTCCAGTGGCGCGTGTAGAGCGCACTGATTCCGGTGGCGGAATCGGTCAGCACTTCGAAGGCTTCGTATTCCTGCTCGGGGAGCAAGTTTTGAAGGCCACGGAAGGCCACAGCGGCGGCACCCTTACCCACGGCGATCCCGATGAGGGAGATGCCATTGAGCGGGAAGGCGGTGGGGGTCATGATGTCGAACCCGAGCACGCGTCCGATGTCGCCCTCGTTGATGGCTTGATTGCCACCGCGATTGAGTGCCAGCACCAAATTCGTGTCGCTGAACAAACCTGCCTCGACGCTGTCATCGAGCAGCAAGGTGCGATTGGCGCGAGGGCACTTCTTGTTGTTCAAGGCGACGCGAGCGGCGAGCACGGCGTCGAGCTTGAAGTTGGCGGAGGCGGTGGTGGTGGGGGCACCGAAAGCGGCGACCGTGAACATGCTGAGGATGTCCTGGAAGATCAGGGTGCTCAGCGCGGCGCTCATCTGCTGCGCGTAGGCGTCGTAGTTGCCAGCGTTGGCGGAATCTGCCAGCTGCTGGGTGGTGACGTCCACGGGAACGATCTTGCGAGCGTTCAGCGTGACGGTGATGGCGGTGATGGTGCCGCCGGTGCCTTCCATGACGTCAGCTGCCTGCGTGTAGGTGGTGGCGGTGGCCGAGCCGAAGAGCGGCACGGTGATGCTCTCACCCTGACGGCCCGCGAGGGAGCTGAGGTCAGTGGAGAAAGCGTTCAAGGGGGCGAGCATGTCCACGACTTGCTGGAAGGCTTGCGTGGCGAACAGACGGTCATTGAAGAGGGTGGCCATATATTTTTGGAGTGAAGGGTGGGGTCAGAGGTGGAGGGTTAGGCTGCGTTTTTCATTGCGGCCTTGATGGCCACCAGATTCTTGTTGTAGAAGGCTTGACGCTCAGCGGGATCTTCGATGGCGTTGAACTGGTCGAGCGCGGAGCCTTTGGCGGCGGTGCCTGCACCGGAGGTGGCAGCAGCACCCTGCGCGGAACCAGCGGCACCGTGCGTGACCAGGGCGGAGAGCGCGGCGATCTTTTCTTCCAGCGGCTGGGTGGCAGCAGCGACGGCGGCGGGCAGCGCGGCGGCAATGCCGGAACCGACTGCGGTGTCGAAGATCTTCTTGGTCTCCGCGTCTTCGAGGTTCATTTCAAACTTGGCGGCTTCGGGCTTGTGAGCGGCGATGGCAGCGCAGATTTGGTCTTCCGTTTCATCGCCCGAGAGAGCGATGCCAGCGTGTGCAGCGAGGGCGATGATGGCTTTGGTCATTGTGATTTGAGTGGAGATGGACGCGGTGGGCGTTTCGTCTTGGCGCGTGTCAAATAATGCGGCGGGGAGCATGGTGAATTTTGCGGCCCACTCGGCTTTGAAGGCGCGTGCCTGGGTGCCTTTGATCAGCTCATCCGCAAAGCCTGCGTCGATGGCTTCTTCGCCAAAGAACCAGGTGCCCATCTGAGCTTTCATGAGGTCGCGGATCTCAGCTTCGTCTTTGCCGGTGCGCTCGGTGTAGAGAGCCACGATCCGGTTTTCGAATTGCTGGATGACCTTGGCAGCGGCGTCCATTTCGTCCGCGTTGCCCACGGCCCCGCCGGTGACGCGGTGGATCATGACGCGGCCATTTTCGGCGATGCGGATTTTCTCTCCGGCCAGCATGATGACGCTGCCCATGGAGGCCGCCATCCCGGTGATGTTCACGGTGATCGATGCGCCGGAGTTTTTGAGCGCGTCGTAGATGGTGAAGCCGTCATTGCAGTCGCCCCCTGGGGTGTCGAGATTGAGGACGATGGACTTGGGGGTGCCTGCTGCTTTCAGCTGGGCAGCGAAGTCTTTGGCCGACACACCAAAGTAGCCGATCTCATCGGTGATGTCGATCGTGAGGGAGTCGGAGCCAGCATTGCGAATTTGAAACCAGGAGCGCATGATGCGCGGCGGGTGTCAATCTTCCGGGTCGTCATTGGCACTTAGCTCGTCCGCGATGGCCTCTGCCGATAAACTGCCCACGAGACCACTGGCGGCCTGCGTGACCTTTGGCCCGAGGCCGATGATGATGGCGATGGACTCGGGGATCATGACCTCAATGATGGGTCTGCCGGTCGCCTGGGAGATGGCGTAGCGCACATTGTCGAGTTTTTCATCGATGCTGGCGTGACGCACGGAGACGCCGGACATGGCGCTGCGTTGCTCGATGTAATCTTCCGCCGTGATCAGGTGGCTGTCCCAGCGGTCCATGTCCGCTTTGTGATCGCGACCGAGATCGACGCTTGGGTCGGGATCGCACACGAAGTCGATCTCGTTCCAGTCATCGACGGTGGCGAATTTCTCCAAGGGTCCACCGGGCAGCATGGCATCGGCGATGACGAACTCCCAGCACCATTGGAGGTGCGGGTAAATGAGGCCGCGCATGTTTTCGTAGGCGCGGCGCACTTTGTCGAGGATGGCACGCGCACTGGCACCGCCGAGACTGCCCATGGAGAAGATCCACTCCGGCGGCAGGCCGAAGTTATAGATGAAGGGCTGCGTGAGATGCTCCAGGAGCTGGGCGAAATTCACGGCCTCGCCGCTGGTGAAGAACTTGATGTCTTCATTCATGCCCAGGGGAATCATGACCGCGCCGTCGTGGATCTCGACAAAGCGTTTTCCGGTGTCCACTGCCGGCACTCCCGACTGGGTGTTTTTCATGACCTGCTTCATGGCATTAGGCACCTCACCGCCGGTGGTGGTGGTGACGCCGAGCAGGGAGGCGCGAATCTTGGCCGAGTGTTTCCGCACGGCTTTGAGGTCGAGGGCATCGAGCAGGTCATTGCCACTGGTGAAAATGGCGGGCGTGCCGTGCTGCTGATTGAAGCGCAAATTGTCCTTCAGGTGGCTGATGAAATTGGCATCGAGATCCACGAAGCGGGAATCGCGTGAATAGGGATCGCCATCGAGGCAGATGCGGACCTTCGCCAGCTGGCCAAAGTTGTTGTAAAGGAGCCCATCGTTCCAGCGGTCTTCCTTGTCGATGGCACTGGCGGGCGAGCACGCCTGGTCTCGGGTGAAGGTCTGAAATTGAACGCGGCGTTTGGATTTGTCGGCCAGTGACCAGGTGCGGGTCATTTCGTCGCCTTTTACTTTTTGCACGAAGCAGGAACCGTCGCCGAGAATGGCACTGAGCCAGCGGGGCTGGAGCTGGTAGAAGGTGCTTTCTTTGCGAAGATCGCAAGCGGTGGAGCTGGCCCACTTGCCGAAGAACGCGGTGGCAGCGGCTTTGAACTCGGGATTCGTGGAGATGGATTTGAGCCCGATGCCTTTGCCGATGGCTTCTTTGGGCAAGGTTTGCACCGCGTATTTCACGACCGGAATCTCGTCCTGGAGGAAGCGTGAGACCTCCACGCGGTTGCGGTTTTTCGCCATGCCCTCCAGCGATTTGTTGCTCCACATGCGCTGCGGAGCGACGCGGACGGTGCCAGTGGTGGGGCCCAGTGCGTTGGTCGGGGAAAAGACCGGAGCTTTTCCGGTCGGTGCGGTGGCCTTTTTGCGGCTCATAGGTATTCAGAGGTCTCGAAGGTTTCGTGTGGGGTGCCCACAAATTTGAAGCCGAAGGGCTTGGCGTATTGGCTGGCGACTTCACCGGCGATGAGTCCTTCGAGGTGCTCGATGGCTCCACGCAAGGCGAGCCGTTTTTCCTCGGGCGTGGCTCCCCTCCATTGGAAGGCTCCATTGGCTCCGTCCTTCGAGGCGGCAGTGCCCTCGGCATCGCCTGCGGCGGTAAGCGCGGTGTATTCTTTCCAGAGGTAGGTCTTCTGGGCCGCGTAGTCGGTGGCGGGGTAGAGGTTGCGGGCCAGGAATAGCCACTCCTGGCGCAGGTCTGAAACGGAGACGGGCATGGTCGTGCCCGGGTGTCAATGCTGCGGTGAACTTCCGCAGCAGCAGACAGCCGCAAAGCCGTCTGCTGCTGAGCTATTTGTTCGCTTCAACTCCAAAGCCATCGCACGCGGCGCACTTGTGAGAAATGTTACCGCTGTTTCGCGACCTCTTACCGCCCGCGCCCCCGCAAGCGTTGCAAGGCTGCGGCAATTCATACGCAGCCAAAAGAGCAAGTAGCCGTTTCCGATCTTTACCAATTCGCAGGTTATCAATCCGCCGCATTGCCCTATCCTCAATGGAGGAATTAGGCAGAAAGCGATTGGCAATTTCAACATGCTTCCAGCGCGAACGCGAACCATGCGCGGCAGGGGCAACCGTCTGATATGTTTGACCTTTGGGTGTCTTTAACTTCGGTGAACGTGGCATGGTAAGTGTGGGTGGATTGTAATTAGTCGGCGGTGCCTGCGCTTGAAGCGTTCAGAAGTCGATGAACTTGGCTTTTCGGGCGATCTGAGAGGCGAGCAGGGCGTATTTTCCGCAGTCGCCTAGGTGGTCATTCTGCACGCGTTTCCAGAGGTTGGTCTGACGGTCTTTCATCTGGCCCATCAGTCCGGTCTTCAGCTCCATGTCGGCATCGGTGGGGATGATGATTTTGGGGCCTTTGCCTTTTTGGATGCGCCTGCCGTAGAACTCGTCTTTGAGCTGCGTGTCAGAATACGTGTAGAGTTTGACGTCTTTGTTTCGTGACGCAGCGCGGGTCTCGTTCCATGTGCCGGTGGCTCGCGGATCTCCTTTGACGGGCCAGAGGAAGCCGCCGGAGGCATCGCACACGTCATAGACCTCCTCGGTGTTCCAGCTGCTGTCGGAGTAACCGACCGAGGGATAGATGACGCTGCTGGTGCCTGCCAGATAGTAGCCGCGAGCTTTCAGGAAATCGGGAGCGATGAGATCGCGCTCCGAGGTCACCGAGCCCCAGTCGATATACAAGAGGTCGCCATTTGGCATGACGGCGATGACGGCCCAGTGCGTGGCTTTTTCGCCGGGGTCAGCGGTGAGCACGGTGAACGCAGGCTGCGAAGGGATGACTCGCCGTGCATGGGTGCCGGTGAGGCGGGCGATGTGACGCTCGGTGATGTTATAGGCCATGACGGACCAGGGGAGGCCGAGCCATGAGTTGTAGAAATTTTGCAGGCCGGTGGTGATGAGGTCTCCTTTTTCGAGGAACTCCTTGGCCATGTCTCCAAAGGAAACTTTTGGGGCGTAGAAGCTGGGGATGCGAAAGGAGCGATCGGAGAGCGCAGCGTTGGCGTTGTGATGCACTTCTTCGTAGCGGTCGATCATGCCTGGCTTGTCGTCGTCGGTGATGAGGCATCCGTTTTTTGGGCAGACGTAGCGGGCTGATTCTCTGACGCGATCGATGTTCCACGAGCCATCCGCTCGGCGGGCATCGGGCGACCAGATGAGCGAGCGGTAGGTGTCGGAGACGGCGCGATCCTGCTCGGCCTCCAAGATGCTTTCCATGTCTTCGTCGGCATCGGCGTCCGCGTTTTTTTTCACCTCGAACTCGAAGGGAAAGTAGTGGCCGCAGTGAGGGCACGGCACGTGGAAGTGGGTCTGGGTGCCGCGCTCGTAGATCTTCCACGCGATGTGGTTGGGGGTGTTCGGCGTGAAATCCATCATCTGGAGCTCCAATCCTCGGAACTCTTTCGTGCGCTCGAAGGCCAGTTTGATGGGGTGGGCCTCGGGCGCTTGCTCGGAGTCGTGGTGTTTCACTTTGGCACCCTCGCAGATGTAGACGATGCCCTGCGTCGAGCCGGATGTGGAGGTGTCCGAGTTAATGCCCTCGAAGACGATGGGTGCGCCGCTCATTTCCATGTAGAGGGCGCGGAAGCGGGTGCGGTCGAAGGGCTTGTGGATGCGGAGAGCGTTGTTTTCCTCAATCAGTGCGCCGAGGCGTTTGTCGGAGATCTCGACGCGCAGCCAGTCTTCGGCATTGCCGAGGATGAGCGTGGGCATCGGTGAGTGCGCGATGCGGTAGGCAATGACGAGGATCATCGAGGTGGTCTTGAGCGTTTGCGAGCCGCCGGTGACGGTGAGTGAGCGGACGCCCGACTGCGGGTGGCCGCATTCGAGGATCGAGCGCATCATGGGGCGGCGGCGGATGGAGAATGGGCCACTGCTCGCCGGTGCCATCTTTGCAGGCAGGACCAGATTTTGTTCACACCACTCGGTGACTTTTGGGGGCGTGGAGAAGGCGAAGTCTTCCCGCAGGTAGGATGCGATTCGGGAACTCATGCCGCGTTCAGGTGCGGGGTGAGCTGGTCGAGCGCGTCGATGCACTGCTGGATCTGAGGCATGAGGCGGTTCAGTAGATACTCGGTCCCACCTTTGATGGCCTGCTGCTGGTTGGCCGGGTTCACCAGGATGGCCTGCTCGGCTGGCATGTTGGAAAGCATGTTTCGGAGCGGGATCAAA